GTTCATTTATAACCCCGAAAACTTATTATCCAAATGTCTAATTTTGCAAAAGGTAAATTCGCTAAATTTATATCTGATAGATCAGGCATGGCATTTCCATACAAAGAAATGGTAAAAGAATGGAATGGTTCTAGAGTTCATGTATCAGAGTTTGAACCAAAACAACCACAATTAGAACCTAAACCACACGGAGCTGATCCTCAAGGTTTGCCTATGGCAAAACCTGATAGAACAGAACCAACCACAGAAAATTTGTTACCAGGAAATCCTTTTAATATTACATCAGGAAGTCAAACTATTACGGTAACAGAACCAAGTCATGGAAGAACAACTGGAAACACTGTTGTTTTTAGAAACGTAGATAAATCACCAGGGGGAGTGGCTTTTACAGTATTTGAAAATGCTTCAGGATTTAGTATAACAGTAACAGGAACAAATAATTATACGTTTACATTAGGATCAACTCCTACGGTAACGGAAAGAGCAGGAGGAATGTTTGTAACGGCAGGGCCGGTAACATTAACACCATAATGGCAGGAATAAGCTACAGCACATTAGTTACACAAATTAGAAATTACACAGAAGTAGATTCTAATGTTTTAACTACAGATCAATTAGAAAATATTATTTTAAATGCGCAATATAGAATCATGCGTGATGTTCCTATTGATGCAGATAGAAAACAACAAATAGGTAATTTAGTTACAGGACAAGAAAGCATAAATGCTCCAGCAGGAGCTTTATTTATTAGAGCAATACAAGTTTATGACTCTACATCTGCTACTACAGGAGCAAACGTATTTTTACAGAAAAAAGACGTCACATATTTACAAGAATATATCTCATCCACAGAATCAGCAAAAAGAGGTCAACCTAAATATTATGCTATGTTTGGCGGGGCTACTGGAGATGGTGATACTAACTCTGGCAGAATGATGTTTGCACCCGTGCCAGACACGACATACAAATTTAGAGTGCATTATAACAAGATGCCTGATACTTTAGCGTCTGATAACCAAAGTAATTATATCAGTCTAAACTTCCCTAATGGCCTATTATATTGCTGTTTGGCAGAGACATATGCTTTTTTAAAAGGCCCAGCAGATATGTTGACACTTTACGAAAATAAGTATAAACAAGAGGTAGATAAATTTGGTGTAGAGCAGATTGGCAGAAGAAGACGAGATGACTACACTGATGGGGCTGTTAGAATAACGATACCATCAACAACACCTTAAGGAGTTTTATTATGGCAATAACATCGGCGATATGCACAAGTTTTAAACAAGAGCTTTTAGTTGGAACACACAACTTTACAGCTACAACTGGAAACACTTTTAAAATAGCTCTGTACACAAGTTCGGCTACATTAGGAGCTGGAACAACAGCTTTCTCATCATCTAACGAAATTACTAACACATCCGGAACTGCCTACACTTCAGGTGGAGCAACATTAACAAGCGTAACTCCAACAACAGATAGCACAACGGCTGTTTGTGATTTTGCAGACGTTAGTTTTACAAACGCATCGTTTACAGCAAATGGCGCGTTAATTTATAACTCATCACAATCAAACAAAGCATGCGCAGTTATTGCTTTCGGTGGTGATAAAACTGTATCTAGTGGAACTTTTACAATTCAATTCCCAACAGCAGACGCCACAAACGCTATCATAAGATTAGCGTAAGGGGGAGGAACGGATGTCCGTTACTCGAACTTATACAGTAACGGTGGTTGGGGGTAACCCTGCAAATCACCCTTATCACAATTTTGGTTCAACTAATAAATACGCCATTGATGGTTCAACTGCCACAGCAGATGTAACTTTATACATTGCAGAATCTGGAACTTATAAATTTGATCAAAGTGACAGCTCTAATGATGGACACCCGTTAAGATTTTCTACAACAGCAAATGGAACACACGGTGGAGGCACTCAGTATACCACTGGAGTTACAACCAGCGGAACTCCAGGGCAATCTGGAGCATATACACAAATTACAGTAGCTGATGATGCACCAACTTTATATTATTATTGCACTAATCACTCTGGTATGGGATGGACTGCAAATACTCCAGCCGCAGATACATGGGGAGCTTTAGGTTGGAGTTCAAATCTTTGGGGAACAAACGAAGAATTTACATCAGGTTGGGGTGCTGACGCTTGGAACACAGGTGGATCATGGGGTCAAGCTACTGATGAAGTAGTTCAATTAACAGGTCTAAGTATTACAGCATCTATTGGAACAGTAATAGCTGCAGCTGCACAAGGTTGGGGTAGAGCAGAATGGGGTGAAGAGCCATGGGGTGAAAGTGATAATCCTGTTGTAAAACCAACTGGAGTATCTGCAACTTTATCACTTGGAACAGTTTCTGTATCTGCACAAATAGCAGCTGGTTGGGGACAAGATGGTTGGGGTGAAGAAAATTACGGTCAATCAGGATTAACTTTAGAAATAACTGCTCCTGATGCAATGCAATCTAGTGTTTCTGCAAACGCTTGGAATGATGCTTCATGGGGAGAAGGTCAAGGTTGGGGAGAGTTTATTTTAAGTCCTGCAGATGTAGTGGGAGTAACAGGTTTACAAATAACTTCTGCTGTACCAAGTCAATTAGATATACCAGAACAAGTTCAAGGACTTGGAATTACTTCTAGTGTTGGTTCAATAATACCAGGAGAATTTGTAGTAGGAGTAGGTGGTCAAGCGGTAACATCTTCTGTTGGATCTTTAGCCCCTGCTGATGCAGTCGGATTAACTGGTCAAGAAATAACTGCAAGTGAAGGATCTGAATCATTAATAATAGGCTCAGTAGAAATAATTCTTCCAAGTGGAGTTTCAGCAACAGTATCTGTCGGTGCTATAGACCCTATTCCAATGGTTGTAGGATTAAGTGGTCAAGCAGTAACATCTTCCGTTGGTTCATTAATACCAGCAGATGTAGTAGGATTAACGGGAGTTTCTGGAACAGTTTCTGTAGCTGGTTTTGGCACTGCTTCTGGCTTCGGAATTCAAGCATATTCTGATGTTGACACAGGGTCAAATTCTTCGTATACAAATGTTGCAACAGGATCAAATACAAGTTATACTGACGCTGCATAATAGGAGATAAAATATGGCATCAACATATACACCACTCGGTATAGAACTTCAGGCAACTGGTGAAAACGCCGGAACGTGGGGAACTAAAACTAATACAAACTTACAAATTTTTGAACAAATTGTTGGTGGATTTACACAACAATCAATAGCAGGTGGCGCACAAACTACGGCTTTATCTGTATCTGATGGATCAACTGGAGCAACTTTATCTCACAGAATGATTGAGTTTACAGGTTCAATTTCAGGGAATCAAATCGTAACTATTCCAAATGATGTACAAACTTTTTATTATTTAAGAAATTCAACATCAGGCGCATACACAGTACAATTTAAATACGCTACAGGGTCTGGTGATTCGTTTACTTTTGCATCGGACGATAAAGGCGATGCCGTTGTATTTGCTACCGCAAACGATGGAAGTAATCCAGACATTCTTACTTTACCAGCTGGTACTGTTACTCTCGCTGGAACACAAACTTTAACAAACAAAACGTTAACTTCTCCTAAAATAGGAACTTCTATTTTAGACACTAACGGAAACGAAGTAGCTTTAATTACAGCTACAAGTTCAGCAGTTAATGAAGTTACTTTTGTAAACGCTGCTACAGGAAACAATCCATCACTTACTGCTTCAGGCGGTGACTCGAACGTGGGTATAGCGTTAAAAACAAAAGGTACTGGAGTAATTCAAGCAGAAGATTCAGGTGGAAACGTATCTGCAGTTAAAATTGCAGGTAAAGAAACTATTTGGGTTCCTGCAGTTGCTATGTATCCAAATACTACAAATGGATGTGCTAACATTGCACAAACAGAATTATCTAATGGACCTGAAATTAAAACTTTAGATTTTGACAAAGACTCTGATGAGAACGCTCAATTTTCTGTCGCTTTCCCTAAATCATGGAACGAAGGCACAGTAACTTTTCAAGCATTTTTTACAGCAGATTCAACAAACACAGGAACTGTATCTTGGGATTTAGCAGGAGTTGCAGTATCTGATAATGATACTTGTAACGTAGCGTTTGGGACAGCGGTTGCACCAACTGCAAAAGCTCACAGCGGTACAGCAAATGATTTAGACGTAACAGCAGAAAGTGGAGCAGTAACAGTTGCAGGCTCACCGGCAGCAGGAGATCAAGTCTTCTTTCAAATTACAAGAGACGTATCTGATGACTCGTTAACAGCTGATGCCAAATTATTAGGAATCAAATTATTCTTCACGACAGACGCTGCTAACGATCTATAAGGAGAATAAGAATGGCAGGATTTGGATATAATATTCTAGGTTTTGGGTCAGACCACACTAGAGACCCAGCAGAAGTTTCAATGACATACCTAATCATAGGTGGCGGAGGAGCTGGTGGATATACATTATCACCACCCAACGGAGGAAACCGTAGAGGTGCCGGTGGAGGCGCTGGCGGATTTGCAACTTCTTTTTGCACACCTGCACCAGCAGTTACCGTTACTACGGGAGCAACTTACACAGTTACAGTAGGTGGAGGAGCTTCTGCTCCGACATCTGGCGGTTGTAGGCAAGATGGTGGTAACACTATAGTTTTCTGTGGATCACCTTTAGCTATTAGAGTTAATGGTGGAGGTGCTGGAGGACCCACTGGTTGCGCAGGAAATAATGGTGGTTCAGGTGGGGGCGGAGGCCCAGGGACTCCAGGTAGAGCTGGCGGAAGTGCTACCGCTGCTTGTGCCACACCAATTCAACAAGGTAATCCAGGTTTCCAAGGATACGCTCCTGTAGGTAATCCACCGTGGTCAGGCGGAGGTGGTGGCGGAGCTGCAACAGGTGGCCCAACATCAACTCACCAAACAGCAGGTGGTAACGGAGTAACAAATTCAATAACAGGATCAAGCGTGGCTTACGCTGGCGGTGGAGTGGCTATGCCGGGTTGTGGTGTATCAGCACCGACAGGCGGAGTAATTTCTGGCGCAGACGGAA